CGGAGGCTTTCAGTTCTACAATAGTCATAGTGTTTATTTTAAGGTAAAATTACTAAATTTAATTTATCCGCAACCCACTGATAAATCCAAGCATTGATTGCCATTGCAGGTTGGTCACCCCATGCGATGTAATCCGCCCCGTCTATTGTGAGATTTGATTGAGCGACTTGCTCGCCCATTGTTTCTACACCTTCAGCATCTACGTTCATTGTGAACATCTGCCAATAGTTGGTTGCTGATGATTCGTAGTTGTCATTGATGCCCGTTACTTGAAGATACTTCGCTTCCTTGCTTTCGCCATTTACCCATACATTGACGGGTGATATTTGTTTTGCCATTTTTATTTTGTTTTATATTTATGCTAATAATCCTGCGTTTCTTAATGCTTTTACGACTTGTCCTATTGTATATCCATCAAATGTTGCCGTATCATTCATAATTAAACTTGTATTTGCAACAAAAGTAGCAGCAGCAACCGCAGTAGTGGGTTGAACAATAGGTGTTGCGTTCCAAAAGGAAAGTTTCTGCGATGTTGCCGTTCCAATCTTAGTTCCTGTGGTTGTGCCGACAGTTATGTTTCCTGCATCGTTGACTGTATATGACGCAGCCGCCACACTACTTGAAAAGCTGGCAGCACCGGTGGAGGCGATTAGTAATGGGTTTATTAATGAAGTACCATTATGAACTTTTAAAGAAAAATAAGATTTATTGTCGGCAGTAGTTCCTTCATGAGCAAACTCTAATTCTCCGCTATTAACTGCTGAACCACTTTGCGTATTAATAAATGACATATAACCAATAGTTTGGGAATTACCAGTTACTTTGCCATAGAAATTGATTCTGCCATAATCAAGGGTTGTAGTTCCTTGACCAAGGTTCAATGTTGATGCACCAGTTTTATTAATTAAAACATTATCACTAAAACTACCCGTACCATTCACATCCAACAAATACGTCCCCTCCGTAGTAGTCCCCAAAAGCAACCTACCATTTGCTGTCAGCGTCATTGCTTGGGTGAAGCTGATTGCGTTACCTGCGGTTCCGGAGGGGGCGTTGAACCATTTATGAGAACCGGATGCTTGTAAATAATAAGATGCCTCACCATTTACCGCATATTTATCTCCACTATTATAATACGCATTGTTCATCAATGCGGTTTGGTTTCCAACACCCCACAAAGAAACCGCTACACTATCAACTTGTATTGCCTTGCCTACACTCCACGCACTCGGCTGAACTCCCAATCCGAGGTTGCCGGAGGAGGTGATACGCATACGTTCTGTTACAGAACCAGAACCTTTTGTCAAAAATGACATATAGGCATCGGTAGTTGCTGCACCATCCCAAGCACTTCTTATTACTGTTTGAGCGACACTTCCTACTCCTGCAAATGTTAATGCAGTACCTAAATTAGCTGCTGCTGAATTTGTATTTTCTAATATTAATGCATCTTGAAATCCTGCACCACTTGCGTTAATTTGAAGTTTTGCAAAATATGGTCCAGCAGTTCCGACTCCCACATTCCCATCAAAATACCCATTCCCCGTTACCTGCAAACGACTGCCGTTGTCGGTGGTGGAATTTACAAGGAGATTACCACCGGAGGTGAATCTTGCACGTTCGGTGGCATTTGTTCCAAAGACTAAAGGAACATTATTTGAGGAACCTATTCCAATAACATTTGTATTAAAAACACTTGAACCAAATATTCCTATGTTTGTTCCATCTGTTGTACGAAACAAGTTATTTGCTCTTACTTCTCCAGCAACATCTAACTTGTACGCAGCACTTGCAGTCCCAATCCCTACATTCGTTCCATCATCATGTACCAAACTATTCCCAATCGCACTCCCACTTGTCCATTTCGGTAGGTAGTTCGTTGTACCCGTTCCCGTTACGGGGTTAGTGATTGTGTTTTGTTTATTGTTAAACGTAGTCCAGTCCGTTGATGATAGAAACCCGTTCACACTACCACTCGCTTGTGAAATTGTGAACGCACCAGTTGTATTGTTGTATGACAAAGGTGCTGATGCCGTTAACGCAGTTAATGCGATATATGCACTTGGGTTGGAGGCGAGGTAGTAGGTTGAGTTATCATAACTAATCGTAGTACCGCTAATCTTTACGAAACCCGTTCCGTTTAATGCAGCTTGTTTGCCATTGAATGTAGTCCAATCTGCACTACTCAATGCACCTCTATTCGTAGCAGATGCCGTAGGTACTTGTAAGGTTATTACGGGTGTTGTTGTTCCGTTTGCAACAGTTGAACTTAAATCAGTTCCCGTTGTGCCTAAAGTTAAAGCAGCAACAGATGTGACTGTACCAACGCTAAATGTTCTATCAGCACTCAAATCAAAGGCAGTACCATTGATGGTTAGTGTGCGTGAGGTTGGAACACCACCCAATCCGCTTAATGTGTAAGTCGGAACATTTAAGGTATTTGATATAAACGTACTCGCACCACTTGTACCCGTAGTGGTTAAAGTAATCGCATTTTGTTTGGAGTTAAATGTTGTCCAATCAGTATTGCTTAATTTCCCCGTATTTGTTCCCGATGCGATAGGTAGGTTGAAAGTATGCGTATCGGTTGCTGAACTGATTGCAAAGTCAGTCCCACTTGTTCCCGTTGCAAAGTATTGCACTTGGTCTGTTAATCCGTTTAGGGCGTTTAATCCCGTTGAGAATGTTGTCAGAACCTCACAAAGATTACTATTCTCTGTGTGCAATGTTATAGTCCTTCCGCTTGGTGTAACAAATATCCTAATCGCTATCCTATCAGTAGCAAGTAATGCCGTTTGCGGAACGGGTATTGATGTATAGTATTGGTCTACGGCAGTCCCATTTGTAATACCTTCAGGATTAGTAGAACCACTTCCAATAAGTGTAAATACGTTTGCGGAACTTACTTTGTATAGTTCAGCATAAAACGATGGATTACCGCCTCCGCTACTTGCTTGAAAATAAAACTCAAGATTCCAATTACCTCCTGGGATGTTCAACAAAGCAGGGTCACCTGCATCAGTTATAAAAGATGCGATATACCCATTACCTTGTGCGTTAGTTCTTGTAAAATTAGTACCTGCACCAATGATGGGTGTCTTACTCATTTCATAGTAAGTGTCACCACCAAATGTTCCTTGTGAAACACTACCATTTAGGTAGTAATTAACCGATGAACCGCCACCGACATTTGTAGGGAAGTTGGCAAGTTGCCCATCACCACGAACATATTGTGCCGATGTACCTGCACCCGTTACCGCAAGTGTTCCATTGCTCGTTAGAGGCGAATTGCTGACCGCAAATGCTGATGGCATACTAAGTCCAACCGAAGTCAATCCCGTGTCTATATCTGACCAAGAAGCGGTTACAGTGCCACCATCTTGCTGATTAAGGGTAAGCGTTTTTGTAGTTGTTCCCGTTACTGCTGCACTATTTATTTTGTCATTGTAAGCAGCATCCCATGTCGCTTGTGATGCCGTTGTAGGTATTGAATATCCACTTGCCAAAGCAAGTGCCAAAGTTCCTGCCGAGGTTATTGGATTGCCCGAAATAGTCAATCCCGTTGGCACAGTCATATTAACGGAGGTAACTGTTCCTACTGCTGAATCAGCACTTGAAATCGTGAAGTTTGGATATGTTCCCGTTATGGTTGTAGTACCGCCTCCCGTTAGTGATACCACTTGGTCGGGTGCGGTATTCGTTACTGATATGCTACCGCTTGAAGTAATAGGTCCACCACTTACTGATATGCCCGTTCCTGCGGTTAAGTTTACCGAGGTTACTGTTCCGCTATATTGGTCGTTTGCAGTGATTGTAAAGTTAGGATAAGTACCCGTAATGACCGCAGTACCCGCACCAGTCAATGCGACTATTTGGTCGGGTGCGGTGTTCGTTATCGTTAAAGTTCCTGCTCCCGTAATAGGTCCACCCGTTACGCTTATGCCCGTGCTTCCACTTGCATTGACCGAATAAACTGTTCCTGCACCTGCATCAACCCAAACTGTGTCATAATTCGTATTAGATGCCTTGCTCAATACTTGACCCGTAGTTCCACCCGCTGCCACACCTGCACCTGCAGGACCTTGTGGACCTGCTGCACCCGATGCCTCTACCTCTATAATTTGGTCCGTTACGGAAACAAGGACTGGTTGGTCAATGATGTTAACATTTACCTCATCCCCTACTGCCGTAACTTCAACAGTCTGCTCAATAGCGTTTACATCAATGGACATCTTCTTATGGTTTTGTTACATCATCGTAAACAATAAAATCACCTTGCAAGTAAGTCTTGACAACTCCCCCACTAAACACTACATTCATGTCATACTGGTAATTGCCCTTGTCAATATTTATCAATTTACTGATTGTGATTTGGTTATTATTCGCACCCCCAATCGTTATCCCACTACCATTGGTTAAAGTCAATGCCAAAGTACCTCCGCAACCTTTGCGGATTTGGATGGTTATAGTTGAACCAGATAGATTAACGGGAGTTGAATTGGATGTAATGGTAAACACCTGACCCCAAGTGTCATTTCTCCACATTTGGATATCAAGTTTCCCAGGTCTAAAATCTGATGCCATTTCTTTTCTTTTAAATAGATTTATGATGGATAAGTGTAGTCTGTTGGAACTACGCACCTATTCTGTAAATATGGTAAATCAAGTGAGATTGTTGCACTAACCCCTGCAAGATATTCGGGTGTGTCCTCTGTAAAGAAGTCAAGTGTAACCGCATCTTGCAAAACAAAATCAAAATCGTTGTAGTGAAGTTGAGCAATAATATCCTCTGCCGTTAGTAATTGATCAGACAGAACCTCTTGTTCATTTGATTGTTCAGGGAGTACCCTATCACAAAAAAACAAGGTAAAGTTTAAGGTTGAGGTCTTACCATTGATGGATGCACCCGTAATGTCAAAAAAGAAAGCAGGATAGGTGTTATCTGCACCCCTACTCAAAAAATCAAAAGCATTACCGTAGTAGGTTGTTTTGATTTGTTGGTGTGCGTTCCCCAGGTTTTCTATTGTTTGGACTACTTGATTGAGTGTCATTCTTTTTTACTTTTTCAAGATAGACTTTAAGTTTCTCTTGGTTCTTTTTTGAATATGTCTTATTCGCCACAACAACGATTTATATCTCCTTGATATTTTTCTTCAAATGTTTTATACCTTCCGCAGTCATAATCACCAAGCCAAATGGTTGTAGTGTAGGCATCATTGTCAGGAACAATGGTATCTACTCCAGTGCCAGGGTTAATGTACTCAGGGAACTTAGCACTCGCTTGGCTTTCTTGCTTCAGGTATTTAATCAATCTTTGCTTGTAGAACTCTGCCCTTGCGGAATACCTATTCGCAACATCCGCCAATTCTGATGCACTTGGTTCGGTTTGATTATCTCCCGACTTCCTTACTACCCCTTTATTGTAGAATTGATATGACAAAGCCATAGGCAACTCACTCATAACATAGTAAACTAAGCAAGGTGTTATGTAGGTATTCAGCAAGGTTTCCTCATCGCAAGTCAAATCACCACACTCAATCCCAGTCTGCAACTTCTCATAAAGTGCAGTTCCAAGTGCAGGGAGAATGTATGCATCTTGGGCATACAGAATGTCAGGGAATACCAACTTAGGGTCAACATTAACGTGTAATCCCGTTCTGTCTTTTATCGTATCAACTGATATGAAAAGTATATTTCTGCTCATCTTATTTCTTTTTTACTACTACGTTTCTTCTCCACTCATGTCTGCAACTTGCAGAGTTCCCCCACCATCCACCGCCTCTGTCAAAAACAGAGTAACCAAGTCTTGCACTTAGCATCTCAATTCCCTTTCGTGTCCAAAGTTTATCCTCTGCAATCAACTTCCTGCAAAATTGCCGAGAAGGATGGGCAGCAGTATCACGTTGAGAAGATGGGACAATAGGCTTCCACTCGTAAGAGTATCTAACCTCAAAGATTGTAACCTCCATATCATCAACCAACTTGCTCAATGGTTTGGTCAGTTTCCTTTCCTCAACCTTTGGGTCATAATTAATCGCACCCGATTCAACCAAGTAACTCAATCTCCCTTGTACAACATCACGGCTTTTCTTAGTTGCCCCTGCAATGTCATCTATGCTTATTTTCGGGTCTTTATCAATCAAGGCAAGGATTTGCTTATCCAATGCTTTATCTATCAAGGAATCCTCTGCAAATGCCTCTCTCGCACTAAATACCGCCTTTGAATGCAATATGTTATAATTGCACTTTGGTTCACCGCATTCGCTAAACATTCCGATGACTGTGTCCTCATCAAGAGCAGAGAACTGGAAGTCATCTGTTGAAGGGTCATCATCTATTCCGAGCATTGCGTTAATGTCAGAATCAGTCATTCCAAGACCTGCTTTTAGCATAGTGGTAGCAATCTCTTTGGTAATCTTACCTTGAGAGAACTGCCTAATAACCCTCATAACTTGCTGATATTGTCTACCACTAAGGTTCTTTAGGTTATCGTTTACCTCTGCTTGAACTTGGTCTATTGTTGGTTGGTTAGTAATATTTTCATCTAAAACTGGTTGATATTTAGAAACATCAATACCTGCCTTCTCAAGTAACCACTCTTTTGGAGCAATCTGCAAAAGTGCTGCCTCGCTTAGTTCAAAGCCAATAGGTTCTACTGGGATGATATTTATATCAGAGGTTGCACCTTTAAGTCTTGCAAGTTGATTAAAAACTGATTCAATAAATTGCTGCTTATCGTTTACATAGGTGTTCTTAAATATCTCATAAGAATCACGCATCTGTGTTCTTGAACCAAGTTGCCCAGGTTCAGCAATACCGAAAAGACTTGGTGAAGTAATTTGATGCCCTGCGAAAAGGTTATTCTGAATAATCAAATCAACCCTTGTGAAATCCTCTTTGGTTATGTCAGATGCACCAAGGTCCTCAATAATAGGCTTCCTCGCAGGGTCAGTTGTAAATGACAAGATAAACTTCTTGCCATCTGAACCACTAAACCTATCTGTAAACCTTCTCTCAATATTCCGCTTCTCATCAGGTGAAGGTTCGCCATTGGGAAGGGTGATAAGTTTGGATGCACTGAATCCGGTTTGAGCATTCCCCAAAACGTGTCTGCTGACTTCAATATCTGATTCAATATAGTTCAACGCACCCATGTAACCCGGCAAAGCGTAAGTATCTAAACCCGGTCTGTATTCCTTTACATAAAGTATCTGCTTACCTTGTCTGACTTGGGTGTTAAATGCCATCATGGCAAATGCCTCGTCTTTCCTTTCTGCCCAATCTTTTTTGTACCAAAACTGAGTGTTATCTGTGTTGGACCTTATTTTGGTGTAGTCGATATGTAAAACATCAACCAACTTGCCACCCGTTAAAGACCAAATTACTTCAAGATAAGCACCGCCAAAGATTTCAATGTCTATTGATACCTTCCTTGTCAAATCGTTCAAAGATTCAAACTGATTAGGTTGAGCAATGAACTGCTCTGCAATAGGGTCAACCTCATCGGATTTCCAACCATTGCCTATGATGTAATTGACCTTTCCTTTAACGATTGCGTTGTGCTTTGCACTCTTATTGTAAAGAGAAAGCAAATAGTTTGGGTAATCGTTCTTTTCGCCAAACTCAATATATCCTTTACCCCGTTTCTCTCTGTACTCAGGTTGCCTTGCTTCTTGAAAGTTTAATATTACTAAATCATTCATCGTGTTATGTATGTATTGTCAACCTCATGTTGAGTGTACTCAAAAGTTGTTGATGGTGACAGTTTCATTATTCCCTCCTCAAGCAATCCCGTTGCTTGGGTATAGTCTACATTGTAAGCACTTGTCTGCTCATAGACATAATACAACCACTCGCCAATGTTACCTAATCCAAAGTATTTAGGCACTTTGATGCTGAATTTATTGTACCTATCCTTATAAATGGATACATCCAAAGCAAAAAGTAAAACAAAAGCAACCTCATCCCGTGTGGTCCTATTGACAAAACGGAATAGGTAATTAGGAGATGCAATGGTTTGCTTCTCCGTTAGGGTTAAATAAATGAACTCGGTTTCTCCTTGAGTGAGTTGTATCATTACCACTAAATAGGTAATCCCTTGACTTTTACCCAAAAAGAAAGGCAACCGCTATGGGTTGCCCTACTCATTTCTAAACCTATGTTCCTATTTACGCAGTAAGTCCTGCTATGATTGAACTTGATACCTCGGGTGCAAGTGCAGGTTCATTGCCCGTGAAGGTCAATGTGTAACCATTCCTATCTCCGAAAGCAGTACCAGTAGCACCATTGCCACCAGTCAAATCAGCACCATTTACCTTGCCAAGAAGCCAATACTTATCGTTGCCATCTTGAACTACTGCAAGAAGGTTATTCTTAGCAAGAAGCAAGATTTCGTTGCGGGTGTTGGCTTGGAGTTTGTTAAGGATGATTGACAATTCTTGAGCATAGAATACTGTTCCATTTTCTACGGATGCAGTAATATTCTCGGTCAAAGATGATGTCTGCTTAACAAGTTGGTACTTATAAAAAACTTTACCTGCACTCTTGGTGATGGTAGTAACAACCCCTGATGCTTCTGTAATTGTGGTAACATCAGCGAAAGGAATGAACCATACGGCTTTAATACCGCCTATTGACTCCTTGCAGTCTAATGTATAACCTTGAGTTAATGCACACGGCATAGTATTAATATTTAAGATAAGGCAAGGGATGGAAACCCACCCCTCACCTTAAAGTTATTTAAACGAAGAACTTAACAATCTCGTCAGGGAAGGCGAAATTAACACCCATCTTGAATTCTGCTACAAAGCGAACTTGGTCAGCCTCTTTTGCGTAGAAGATTTCAAACCTTTCTTCTTCGTTCAAAAGGTCAGTACCCAAGAAGAAGTTAGAAATCCTTGAAGCAACAATCTTGCCAGTGCTATTCAAACCTTGTACTGCCATAACTTTTACGTTAGTACCTGGGAGGAAGAATTGACCATTTGCAGCCTCATCATATTTGTAATGAAACAAGTTAGATGTTTTCAACTTAACGGTGTAAGTCCTAAATACATCCATTCCGCAGAAGATAGTGATATCATCCTTGTCAACCACTTGTGCAGGGATTGCTTTGTAGATGTCATCAAAAATGCTGATAACGTTTGCATCAGTGATTGCAGTTTCAACTGAACCATGAAAAGGTACGCTATTTGCGTTTACAACTGATGCACCTGCTGCGGTAATCAAAGTTGTCAAACCTGAAAACTTATTCAAGTTTACATCAACGCTTCCGGTGTTTCCTTGCCAAATAGTGTTCTCAAGTTGCAAAGCAATTTTCTCTGCTTTACGCTTAGAATACTCCTCAGAGTAAATCATGCTATCGTACTGTGAACCGGCAGGGAGTGCCTTTTGCAGATACTTGCTTTCAAGGTCCTTCAAACAAAGTGCCTCGTTAACTTTAATTTTGCCAACAGTAACAGTCCTTTGTGTGAAAGAAGTTGTACCTGATGCGTTGAATCCACAAGAAGAACCATCTTGGAAGATGGCATCTGTGTCCATGATGTTGATGGTTTCGGCAGACTTAACACCTACCATTACATTACCTTGCTCTTTAATCAAAGAAGCAGTTTTGCTACCAAGTACAGAAGATGCAACAAGGAGTGCCTCGTTCTCTTTAGTATATGCAGCCAATGTTCCTACTGAAAATGCCATTTTATTTAATTTTTATTGTTTGAGAATTAATTACTTAATTGATTTTGCGAAGGCAAGAAAGCGACCAATTTTGTCATCCTTGCTTTCAACGTGTACGTTAAATTTGTCTTTTGGTTGCTCGGTTGCGTTAGCAGATGGAGTGTTCAAGATTTGAACCAAAACATCAGAGATATCACTGATGCCTTTGCTGAACTTCAACTCTTGAGAAGCCAATTTAGCATCGTATGCCATTTTGATTTCATCAAGTTGCTTCTGCATTTCCTCAATCTTCTTCTTCATCATGTCCTCTGCTACTGGCATTTCTACCTCAACAGAAACCTCAGGTGTTTCTACCTCAGGAACTTTAACCTCAAGGATAGTTGATGCTTCATCAAGAACGATTACAGAACCATCAATGAGTTCATGCTCTCCTGCGGGTGCAGGTGATTCAACTCCTGCCTCATCAATAAGGCTAACTTTACCGCCTACTTCTAACTTGTCAATCATTACTTTAGCACCGCTTTTCAAAGAATATTCCGCAAAGGATTGTGTCGGTTCAACAGATGCCATTGGGAGTTCCCCTGCTTCTGCGAACATTTGCTTGATTTTGTTAATTGCTTCCAATGTTGTCATAAATATCTTTAGTTATAAATAGTTACCATTTACCTATGTACCATATAGGACATTCTTAGCCGATTTGGGCGAGTACACCCAATACGTTCTCCCATAGTTGCTCAATGCGTTTATCCCCCGTTTTTCGGTAGTTAAATTGCCCCTCAACGCTAAATCCCCTAACCTTGCCATCTTTAACCATCTGCCAAACCTCATCATTGTCAACTTTGAACGAACCGAACCAAGACCCATCAGGTACATCCTCAAAACCCTTCATTGCCTTTATTCCCCTCTTGTCATCCTTAATCCAAGATTCAAACATTGTCATCCCCTCAGTCAAGTTACCTTGCTCATGCATCAAATTCACGTTTGATTGGTAACCCTTTTTGAAGAACCTCTGTGCTATCTTTTTTATCGTTTCCTTAGTGAATACTACATAATACTCCCCATTGTCATCATTTCTGTAAATGGGTGTATCTGCCAACATCAAAGGACCGCTAATAATTCTTTCCTCCTCATCTTGGATTGCAAAGTTTTGTCTGTCTATTTGCCTAATCTTAGATTCTGCCCAACTCAAAGCACTCTTGCCACCCCAAGCATCGTACATCAACTTTCCACATCCATCCCCATAACCTTTGGAGTTCTCCAAATCTACTGCGTGTCTTGAAAGGTAAGAGTACATCCTCTTGATTGTTTCAATGCTTATAGGTTCACCCTTTGCCAACTGGTTTGCTCTTTGCTTACCTACATCAGTACCGCAAGAACCCCACCCGTTCTCCTCTGCATATTTTAACGCAGCCTTTGCATTATTTTTGACTGAATCGGGATAGTCGCTATATGATTCTTCTGCGAAGTCTTCATCCCATATTGAGTTACATATTGCAACCGCTTGTTCAGTTTCCTTGCCTTCATTAATGACATAGGAGATGCACCTCGGCAGGAACTTGTCTTTACCCTCGCCTACTATTGGATTGATAAACTTGTCATCCTTAAACATAAGGAAAGACCTTTCAATGGCAGGTCGGTCAACAAGGCTAACCACATCAACCTCAACATCATCCATTAAATCACTGGTTATCTCTAAATTGTAAATTGGTATATTCTTTTCCATTGCTTTAATTTTATCCAAGCCTTGCTGCTCGGTTGATTCTTATTATTTTCTCTTGTTGGTTTGTAATGTCAGATTCCACAACGTATGCCCTACCAGTTGCCGAACCCATTTGGTTTATAGATTGCTGATTTAATTGCGTGATAGTATTTTGAATTGGTGCGGTACTCGCTATTGGTGCAGCCGTATCTATTGCAGGTGTACTTCCACCTCCGACATTCCCTCCACCAGTTGCGGATGGAATTTTTGTGCTAATTATTTTTCTAACATTAATCAATCCTGCTGCGATAGTCGCTGCTGCTGCTACTGGTCCAAATATACCGCCTTGTGCAATCGCTTTGGATGCACCTTGATAAGTATTGATGATTGCTTGGGTTACTGCTATTGCCTTACCTGCTGCACTGTTTTGGTCCACAAGACCGCCAATAATTGAAAGAGATTGTTGAGCAAGACCTACTTGAGCATCAAATTTCTGTTGTTCAAGTTGCTTTTCATAATCTGTTAACTTCTTTTTAGCATCTGCTTGTTCAGTTGCAGACACTATTATTGCATTACTTACACCTTTGGCAACTACTTGTGTCTGAACTAAAGCATCTTTACCTGCTGCCGTTACTCCAAGTATTTGCGTAGTGGTTAGGTTTGCTGCAAGTTCTTTCTCCCTTCTTATTAAATTCTGACCTTCCTCATATTCTGCTTTAATCCTATCTTTTTCTTTTTGCTTATCTGCCGCAACTTTTGCTGCCTCTGCGTTCCTATCTGCTATTCTTTTCTTTTCTGCTTCATCCAAGACTGCATTCTCAACCTTTAATTCCCTGAATCTTTTTGCTTCTTCCTCGGTTAGTGTTCCCGTAAGTTTTAACCTTTCACGAAGTGCATTGGTTTCGTTTGCGTTTGCTTCTTTTTGTAATGCGTAAATCTCTTTTTCTTTACCTCCTTGTGCAGTCAGTAACTTAACCCTTGCCTCTATGTTCTCATTCGCCTTTGCATTGGTCTTGCTTAACTTTTCAAGCACCCTATCGGCTTCTGAAGTTATGCCTACAAAATCAGTAAACTTTGTAACAAGGTTTCCAACAAAGTCTGCAAGTTTCCCAAGACCTGGGATGAAGTTTAGCACTACCTTCTTGACTGTTTCAAAGTTCGCAATCAGCAAACCAACACCAACCACTAAAGCACCGATACCCGTTGAGATAATTGCGGACCTTAAAGTCCCGAATGCTTTGCTAACCGAATCTTTTACAACACTACCTAATACCTTAAAGGAATCAATGCTGTTTCCAACTGCTTCAAGACCTTGTGACAATGCTAATGCAGATTGTACTTTTAACAAGGTTTTTTCAACCGCTTCTGCTTTATTTCCGAACAATCCGACTGCACCTTGTAAAGCAGCAAACCCACCTGCTGCACCTGCAAGAGATGAAGATAATGCCTTAAACTTTTGGTCAGGATTAAATGCATCCGTTAATGCTTTAGCATCTCCGATGGCATCCTTTAATTGTGCTGCCTTCTTTGCTGCATTGATTGCTTCCTTTGATGTTGCACCAAACTTTTCAGACAAGGTGTTTACCTCGTTTTGTGCTTCCCTTAGTTGTTGCTTTAAAGAACCAACCGATTTGCCTACATCACTCGCATCAACTTGTACCTTGACACCAATTATTTCTTCTGCCATATTAAACGTATGTTAATTCAATTACTTTAAGAAGTTCAACCTTTGTAGTGTTAAAGTCCATCGGGTTATAGTCCAAGACCTTATTCAATCTCCAAAGTGAACCATCAATGTATATCAGTTTACTAAAATCAAGGTTGTAAATGTCAACCTCATTCAACTTTAAAGAACAAGTAAGTAACTTACTATCCTTATCCGTTATCTCTGCAATGTACTCGGACCAATACCCGTTGAATAGGTTTGCCGTAGTGTATGAGGTTGTGGTAAAGTATAACTCCTTCGGTGACCCCCAGTTAATATCATCAGTTGGATTCAATGGGTCATTAACGTGACCTGCATATCCGTATGCAGTATAACTTGCCAAAGTTGAACCACCAAGACCATTGGTTAATGCCCAAGTCGCCCTGCCCGTTACCTTCTTTGCTTGAAGAATCCTAATAACAGAATCCATCCTATCCTCTGCAGAATTTGAGTTAGATAGTTTGTAAATAGTTGAATAAATCTTATCAGTACCAGTGTATTGAGTTAAGACTGTACCTGCAAAAATCAATTCGGTTGCATCCACTTCTTTAACAAACTCAATCTCGCTATCAAAGATAAAATCTCCATAACCCTCATTGAATTTCTTTCGGTAGTTCTCTGCATAGAAATCATTGTCAGGTTTGTACTTGTAATCATAATAACGAGCAGTAAACTCACTCATAGGCTTAATCCTCATAACACTATTTCTGTCAACCTTATCGGTCCAATCAATCTGACTGCCATCGTAAAAGTCAATGAATGGTTTTATAATAAGTTTCTTCTCTACAAGTTTGTCCTCATAGACATAAAGGTTGAACATTTTAACAATGGATGCAAAGAAATCCTTTTGAAAGATTCCTTTAGGTATTGTGTCATTGATTACAATATTCTCACCATAGTTGACTGCCGTATCTGTCGGGTTGCTTGATATGATATTGAAATACCCTTGCTCAATATCTAAATCCGAAAAGTTGCCAACCAAGTCAACGTCTAAAGTATCTGTATTCACCAAAGAAATTGATGCTACATTTAGGATTGCATTAAAGTTGTAACCATTGCCAGGCAAGGTGTAGGTAACTATTGAAATGGGTGTGCCGTTCTTTCTTAGTTGGACTGTGAAGTCGCTTGATGGACTTATAGCATTAATTGTTCCTGATACGTTCAGAATAATGCTTCCTGCAAATGCAGTTCCTGAATTATAAGTAAAGTCGCTACCGCTTCCCGTTACTGTGAAGTTTCCTGCATTAGATACATCAAACTCTACATTACCTGCTGCGGATGTGTAGTTCTTTGTTTTAGCAGTTGCAACTAAAGCATCTGTTGTGCTTTTGGTTATTCCTTTTTGATTGTTAGGTATAACTAACCGATTCATCAAATCCGTACTAAGCAAAGGGAAGTCATAAGTATAACCTGACCCATCAAGTATTTTATTTAGATATTGCTTTACATAAAGTGCAGGTCTGAAGGCATCAAAAGAGAAATCAACCTTGTTAGTAGATTCGTTTCCGTAATCAATCAAAGGGAAGTAAACCCCAGTTCCGCTAATGTTATCCCAACTATTTGCAATGTTTGTATAGGTCCAAGCCGTGTCTGCTATTCCGAAATCAATATCCTCAAGTTTATTGTTTCCAAGTGCATTGATAAACCCACCAAGTTCTCCAAAAACAACTACCTCATATTCTATGCTCTTGCCATCAATGATGATTTCAAGCATCCTTAATACACCTTTAAATATCTGTATCTTATCTACCAAGATGATGCAAGGAACTGACTTGGTAGCGTTAAAGTTGTAACCCACGTTGGGTTGTGCTGAGTTATAGTCATTTGATACCCCGAACTCAAATATATTACCGAATAGTTTATTATTATTGTCATTGCCAGGTAGTACGATTGTTTTACTGAATGATGTGTTACGGGTTGCAAAGTCTTGAATCTCATCAATGGCATAGGTAAACTCCGCAGAGATATTCTTAGTTAAATCAAGTTCATACCCATCAATGTATATCTCTGTCCTCATCGGAATTGACTATATTTTTTGTTCGCAATCTGCACATCAAGTTCAAGGTTGAACATTTTGTCTGCTATCCGCTTCTTCTCCTCCCAATTACTTGTCATTGTAACAATAGGATAGTAGTACCCTCCTTGCTCAAAGTAAACCTCGGGAGATTGGATTAACTCCGCCAACCAGTTATAGTCAGTTACATTTAAGTAATTACTTCGCAGTTTGTACATTGTTGAATGTTCTACAACATACTTGGTAGCACCTGGGTTGATTCTCTTGTAATCATCATAGGTCCGCATCGCAGTCGCACTTGAGTTGTACCTAAACTTATTCCCTTCGTATTGCTTTGATTCTACTTGCCTTGATTCTTTATTCACCAATCTAAAATGCATCGTATCATATCCACCCAACTGATTTAGGAAGTGCAATGCAATCGGTGTGTAGTTAGGATTGCAAACAAGTTTGACCTTTGTTTCAGGACCGAAAGATGTTCCATCATGCAACTTGATTCCGTAAGCATAAGCCGTTGATGGGATTACAGTTGAACCATACCAATCATTGATACCCCCTGGGGAGATATCAAGCAGACTGAATGTTTCTTGTGGGTCTGTTCCCGTTGTTATCGCACTTCCACTTGTAGTTCCGTTCTCGTTGTATAACTGAAGGGATGGATAAACATTTGTGGTTACTCCTGATGCATTCATGTACCCGATATGCAACTTATCAGTAAAGGCACATTCTACATTACTCAAGTCCCTATTTGTCAACCATTTATTTAGATAAGACTTGTAATAGGTTGGAGATTGTGCAGGGTCATAAAAATCAGGATAGTAAAAGTTGAATGCAACATAGGTCTGCTCAAGCAAATTAGTGTAAGTAGTTCCCCCGTATTCCTCCCCGTATTTTATGGTATATTCCTTATAAAGATTATCATTTGAACCACTAAAAAGATTTGCAACTGGGTTAGGTATGAAATAAGACTGAACATAATTACGCATAATGTTTCCTGCGTTAAAGATTCCCTTTGTACTGCTCACATCAGGGAACTGCTTAATCCTTGCCACCAAGACTGCATCAACGTAGATATCAAAGACATACTTAAAGTTTGATGATGCTTTATTCGTAGAATCTACCACGAACCAAAGGTCATCGTGAAGGGATGCGTATTGTTCGGGTATGCTATTAACTGTTATTGCCATTGCTTATTTATTCTCATTGTTAATTAGCGAATTCGCTTGTTTTATGTACACTACTAAGTCCGCACCGATTGCCTTACCCATCTTATCATAGAACTGCTGATTAAAGACTTCATCCACCGCATTGTCAAAGAACCCCGTCTTGGGTAATCCTCTTTGCTTTATCTTCCTTGCTATGAGGTATGCAGTAGTCCTGCCCGTGTTTAATTGTGCAACTGATTTGCGTTTGTTTTGAGTAGATGACAGATTGTACTTTTGGTCCTCCCTTCTTTGAGATAATGCATTCCGCTTTACCCACTTTTGAATGGCAGTTACCATCGGTCCATTGATGGAAGGATAGGCAGACCTGAACCGATAAGGTGAGTTAGGCTGACCCGATTTAAAACCCTTTACCCCTTTGTTTACAAAGTCATAGTATCTCGCACCATCAGAACCTACTGGGTAACCAATATCAAGTGAGTAAGATGAACCTTGCTTAATTAATTCACCTTCTGTGATATCTGTGCTTAGAGTTCCTGTGTCTACCTTGTTCGCCTTCTTGAGATTGTCTTGAACCCTTTTAATGAATATTGACGCAAACCTTATAATAGTTCTTTCAACGAAAGGTAACTGACCTAATTTTTGGTAATCCTCTTTGTTCGCTGCTTGGGATGCAATTATGGCATCATTTATAACTACATCGGTGTCAAGCCTTGCCATATTGTTTCTTAATTAATTCGTTATCGTGTTCCATCTTTGCTTTAAGGTAGCCAAGGTCATTAAGGAAGTTTATTGTAGGTAAGTCAAATGCTTGGTTAAGCGTGATGCCTTCAAAGTCGGCAACCAACTTGGTTTGATAAATCCACCCATAATGCTGCATAAAGCCTCCCATCCCTTCTCTGCCTCCTCCCTGCTCATCTTCGCCTCCATCATCTGATTTACCAAATAGTCCTTGGAATTCCTTATCCAAAGATTGTAGACTTGATAAAAAAAAACAACCGAACCGAGAACGTTTACGATTGGTGCTTCAAGCATATCTTGTGCGTAGTCTGAATGCTTACTTGCATCGTATTTATCATCCTTCCACCCTAACCAAGTCTTTTTTTGAGGTATAACCATACAAGCGAATATCTTATGCAGGTTTCCCATCACATCAGAACTAAAGTGCTTGGATTCAATATAACGTGCAGCAGGGATATTCCTAACATCGTAAATGCACTTGTAAACCCTACCATTAACCTTAATTCTGTCCACCGCTTGGGGTTGGATTTCCTGATGAACAAAAGAGATAGATTCAAGCAATGGACCAAGTTCTTTAACTGGTAAAGAATCAATCTGATGCTCGGTCATGTTCTTTAGAATAGAAGTTACCTTAATGCTCAAATCAAGGTCGGTTAACTCCTTTGCATTAGCATAGATGTCATTAATCTGCTGGTATTGGAAAACTGTTACATCGGACCAAGTCATACCCATAAATAGTTGATTTGATGTTAAGTGTAATACAATGTCTATCCAAGGATACCCTTGAGTTCATGGGATTCTTTAGCACTCCCAATCATTGCCAAACTATGCACCCCCATCCAAGAAGGGAGAACGGGTTTTTTGGTTATCCTTGTCGGTAGTTATCATTGTAATTACTACCACTTTTATCCCGTTCTTATCATCTCCAGTCCGTTACCGAAGCGAACTGTTAAGCATAGATGACACGTTCATTCATTTACTTTTTGTGCTAAAGTTGGGGTGAACCCGTGTTAAGACCCAATCATCCCGAAGATAGGTAAAAAAAAGAACCCACACCGAAGCAGGGTATGGGTCTAATTTAAGCAGGTTTGCTTGAATCAAACCCGAATGATACTGCTTCTATTATTCGGATTGACTTAGCAAAAATACTAAATATTTTGGAATGCTAACTTTTTTAGGAAAATATTTTTAAGAAAGTAGTTTCCCCCCAGTTTCCACCCTAACTTTCTCCCTAACAAAAAGAATACCTCCCACTCCCCACATTCTTTTGGAGGTGCTGCCAAGCAAGGGAAAGGGAAACAACGCAGTCATCATGGAACCCCTGGGGTGCTGAATACTTTACCCCGTAGGATGTGTACTGGTACTCAAAGATTTCCAACTCATCCACAATAGGACCGCTCGGGTATGTTATCTTCCTTTGGTGTATGGCAGAGGCAAGACCCTCCATGAGCATCTGCTTTGAGGTACTGCTAAACTTATACCCTTGCACATCTAACCCTTCTCTTTGCATATCTTCAAAAATTGGGTCGCCTACCCCCGTGCTATCCATCAGGATAGGTGCTTTAGGTAAATTGATGATATACTCTTTAGTTTGCCTCCAATCCCTTTGGAATCGTTCAAAATGACAGACAGACCCATTCTTGTCTAACCCCGTTATGACTGTAAAGTCCACCGACTTGGCAAGGTCTATCCCATAACAAGCAACTGGTCCATTACTCATCGGGTAGATACATTGGCGAATGAATGCAGAACCAAATGGGTTGGCAGCATTCTCAGCAGGATTTGCCATATATTCCTGCTCAAATACAACCTCAGGGAGTTGCATCCTTGCAGAATCCACCTCTGACTTGTCTATGTACGGGTTATCATAGGTGCTGAACTTGAAAGATTGCCAATCTTCCTCACCACTGTTACCTTTCATAAACAAAGAGTAAAAGTAGTTCTTACCCTTTGGGGTTGACAAGAATAAGGCTTTCCCCTTGTAATCGGTTAGGGTAGGTCTGATGCTATTCAACCACCCATCCTCAAGGTTAGGGATGAAAGATGCTTCATCTACCACAACCAAGTGGAACTTTCTGCCTCGCAGGTTATCCAACCTCTCCCCAGTAAAGAATTGAACTGAACCCCCGTTCGGGAACTCAATAGTCAAATCAGACCGATTAGAGGCGAAAGGAACCGCTTTAGCAAGTTTGTCAAAGAAAGTCTTGGCAAGGTTATAAGTAGGGGTAATATAGGCAACAGATTGCCCCACAATGGCATTCTTAATGATTTCTACCTGACTGAGTTCAGACTTGCCAAACCTCCTGCCACACATAACCACTCTGAACCTTGCTTCAGATTCAATGATACCGATTTGGTTTTTATGTGGTTCGGGTAGTTCAATAATCATAGAATCGTTTTGCCCTTAGTAAATACCACCTCAATCTTCCCATCATTGGTTATGTGAGCAGTTTCCTTTGGTTTGCCGTACACCCTGGTAAGTAGAGTATCAATAGAGTAAAGGCTGCCCTTCTCCAATGACTTCCTTAATGCCCCTGCAATCGTTTTTTCAAGTACAGTTGCCTTCGGGTTATCCCATACCGCTTTGAGTTCCTGCATATCCATTGACATAATTGCTTGGATACAATCGTTAACCTCTGCCAGTTTGTACCCCTGCTCTTTAAGTAAGGATACATACTTCCTCGGTCTGCCGTTTGGGTTAGCAACCTCGCCTTTCTTAAATGGTTTTAAATTCTTTTCGTTTGCCATGTGCTCTCTATTACTTCACTATTTTAATATACTTCTCTCCGTTCCTCTTGACCTCCAAACTTGGGTCAAGTTTCAGCATCCTATCCACTATAACTTGACAATATTTTGGGTCTAATTCCATGCCATAGCATTTGCGTTTGAGTTGATGACTTGCCACCATTGTTGAACCAGAACCTAAGAATAAGTCAAGAATCAATTCATTTATGTAAGTAGAATTATTTATACCTCTTTCGCATATTTCTAATGGTTTTTGAGTAGGGTGTTGCATTTGTAAGCCTTTCATTCTATTTACTTGCCAAACCCCATTCTGCCTTTCTTTTAATTCTCTTCTGCCTATCATTCCGAATATTGCCCATTCGCTATCTCCGTATGAACCTTTCAAATCACCCAAACCTGGACCGCCCTTGTCCCAAACTACAACACTTTTAATTTTTCCTATGTTTTGACAAACTTCTTTAAAATCATTAAAGCAATCCCATCTACACCAAATATAAAAATGCCTATCGTTATTTAAAAATAATGGTATTAAGTTTAAAGCGTCTTGACCTACATTTGTATTTTCATCATTTAATATCTGAGTATCAGTTCTTTTTTGTTTTACCTCTGTTTTTTTACTATCCCAGGCATTGCTCTCGTATGCCATACCATAAGGAGGGTCAGTAAATACCATATCAGCCTTTTGTCCGTTCATCAACTTTGCTACTTGGTCGCTATCCGTACTATCCCCACAAAGCAAACGATGCTCCCCTATCTCAAATAAATCACCAAGCACAATATCTGTTTCAATACCCCCATCGGGTACTTCAAAGTCATCTTCTTCTGCTTCAAGGACCTCTGGTTTAAAGTCGGGTATATCCAACCCCCAATCGGTTAACTGTTCAGCATCCCAGTTGTTAGCAAGGTCCTCCCAATCCCATTCACCGAACCCTACGTTATCCTTAATGATAAACTGCTTCTGTTGTTCATCGGTTAGGTCATCTGCTTTAATTATTGCAACCTCTTTTATCCCTGCTTCCTTGCAAGCCTTTAGTCGCATATTGCCACCGAGTACAACCATATCAGCATTAACCACTATTGGTCTAATATTTAGCATCTCAGGGAACTCCTTGATTGACTTTACTAACTTTTGGAACTTATCATCCTTGATGATTCTTGGATTGTTCGGGTTAGACTTTATTTCGCTGATTTTAACTTTAATAGGATTCATTATTTAAGTTTAGTTAATACACGATTATGTACAAGGTTTAACTCATGCTTCCAATACTCATTACTACCTTCCCTTGGGAGGACCTCATCAACCGCAAGTGATACCGATTGAATACCTTGAAAGTAACCCCAAGGCATAGGTATTGCATTGTTACAATCATCTATTACCAATGTACCACCTACTTTAAGGATGGGAAGGTAATGGGTTAGGTCTGACTTTACTACTTCGTAGGTATGTCCTCCATCAATGTAAAGTACATCAGGAGGATTCTGTGAGGCTAACTTGATAGCATTAGGGTTGGTTGAATCTAAACGGATTAACTCATAGTCATCCTTGATATTAAACACATCATGCAGTCTTATTATGTCTGCTTCATAGTCGCTTTCCCAATGCCCGTCTGAGGTATCAAGTGGGGTGATTCCTATTCGCCTAACTTTCTTGCCGTGCCGTTCTGCAAGTAGACTTACAATGGCAAGTATCTGCCCTCTAAAGACCCCTATCTCCATAAAGGTAAATTCATCAGGCATCTTCTTTACAATCTCATTCCACATCCAAAGAAAGCATCTTTCCCCGAATCCGAAAGCGTTTGCTTCTATCCAATCCCGATAGGCTTTAAGTTCATTATCGGCATTCACCTTGTCGGTGTAATCCTTTACCAGTTCTTCCATCATAGTTGATAAAATTTTGTCATATCAGTCTTCCCGTTCCCGTGAATGAACATAGGGAAGGTATGGGTTTTGTTGTTGTACAATCTATTGTACGTTAAAGTAAAGTCACCTTCTACCTCAAAGGCAACGGATTGGAAGATGTTGCAGTAGTCAAGGCTTATGCTTGACCTTCTTTCTAAAAAGCGGTCCGTATACCATCTTTGGTCATCATCTTCAAAGCGGACTGGGTTCTGTTCAAATAACTTCATAAAGTCCTCCCTTCTCCCATATATCTGCCCCGAGTTTAGATACTTCCATTCATGAGGTACGCTTGGAAACTTTCCCCTATTATGCGAATCGGGGTAACATCCTTTCTCTGAACTTATAATTAAACCAGTACCTCCTCTGTGCTTATAGTTAAACTCATCGGGTGGTGCTATGCAATAGTTATCGTATGCATCAAGGTAGATGAAGTCATCATCATAAGAGTTGACAAGATGCTCATAAAGTCCTATAATCTTAGTTCCAAACCCTTTCCACTCTTTGACTATTGTAATGTAATCCCATCCGTGCCGTTTGAGTGATTCCTCTAACTTCAACCACCCTGGGTGATTCGGGTTATCTAAAGAAACTATTATTTTCATTGGTACGGATTATAGTATATTGGTCTTACCCCGTGATAATACTCATGGGTTATCTTAATTACTTGTTGGGTTACTTCTGAACTGTGCTTCTCCTTCCAAGATTGGTACTCGGTTTCTCCCTTGTCAATGTGGTCTATCTCAATATGAGGCAAGAACACATTCCACATCCCTGCAACTGTTGACCTATGAGATGCAAGGACATCATCATACCCATAAAGAGAAGGTTGGTAAAGATACCCTATTTTGTCTAATAATGTAGATGAGTACATTTGGCAAGTACCTATAATGTGATGACATTTCTCAACTATCATCCACCTTTGACCCGCCATGTGAGGTAGCATTATCAATTCACTTCTCCAATCAGGCAAGGCATGGTTCGGTTCTTCCCAACAATCTTTCCGCTTCAATCCAACTATACCTATTCTCTCATCTCTTTCAATTGCCTCAACCATTTCAGTAACCCAAGAATCAGAATAGATAAGAACATCGTTATCCATCTTTATGCAATGCTGACCAGGTACTCTGTACTTCCAAGCAAGGTTAACCGCCTCGGCAGTCCCAATGTTCTGTTCATTGGTGATAAGGTTTATGTACCCATCATCTTGCCATTCTTTAAGCAGGTCTTTAGTCGCTTGACAAGAGTTATTATCTACCACCCAAAAATCATGGTCTACAAAAACACCTTGAATAAATAAGTTATCAAGGACATCCTTTGTTAATTCGGTCCTCTTGTTTTCCTCTGTATCATGGACCGCCATTGCGATTAATACTCTTTTCATTTTATTTATTTATAGTTCCACAATTACCGCACTTGCTTTCTTTTGCCTTTGATTTGATGATAGTAATGGTGTACTTCTTATGGCAGTTCTTACACGTTACCCATTTAGGTTGGTACTTCATTGTATCAGTTTATCTATGTCTAAGTTATGCTCTTTAAGTATATCCCAAAACTTTTCATATACTGAGTTAATTGCCTCGTATGCATCAAGGTTTTTTGCTTCTGCTTCATTCTTCAAACCCTTCTTTGTATTGTAAATAAATTCATGAATGGCACTGCACAAGTCTGATGCTTGAATGCATCTAAGGTGTTCAATCTTATCATCATAGTCATCAAGGTCAAAGGTTAATTGTGCTTTCATATAATTGATTCAAATACTTGTGACCTCAACTTATTTACTTTAACAAGGTCAAAGTTCTCCCTGCACCATTCCCCATTTGCAATACCCATCTCTTGTCTATATATAGCATCTTTGACAACTTTTTTAATATTTGTAAACCAATCACCTTGATTGTTTACTGATATTATGTGTGGGCATTCACAATAAGGTTTGACATTGGATGCTATTACTGCTGCATTCTTAGTTGCTGCCTCCAAGACTTTCAGGTTAGACTTCATTGAGTTAAACTTGGAATCAACCAAAGGAATCAAACAAGCATCTGCTTCATTGTAAAAGTTCATGTATTGGTCAACTGGTAACGCACCCCGTATGTAGCCATCAACTTTGAACCCACAAAGATAATCGTTAATCATTTTACCCCATACGTTTGCAACCTGCTTATCTTCGCTATAACCACAAAGAATGAACCTTGAGTTGTTCTTTGTAAATGCATCCCCTGCCACTCTTTTCATTGGATTCTTGAGGATTGCAATATCCTTCTCATGGGTTACCGAACCTGCATAAACAAAGCGGACCTTATCTGATTCTGTTTTGACATCCGTGAACTGGTCCTCGCCATAAGGCAAGGCATTAGGTATTACTATCCAATTCGGATTAAGTTCATCTACATAAACTGCCAAATCATTGTTTGAGCAGATAACCAGGTCTGCTACCTTGATATGGTCAATGACTTTTTTGTACGGGTATTTTCCGTATAAGATATGCCACGGGTCAAGATGCCAATAGTCATCAACATCAACTACCAACTTGAATCCGTACTTCTCACGCAGTCTTACCAACTCATACACCTCCATCCCTGCAATGTACCTATTTATAAAAACAATGTCATAACCCTTCTCAAGTTCTTCCTCGGTAAGTACATCGGTCATCATTGCGAAATCTTTAGGAAGGTACATGATGGGGTTGAATAACCGATGGAAAGATACCCCTGAGTTTCGCTGACCTACTGTGATTATTCTCATTGTGATTTTTTAAATGGTCTACCTTTTTTCTTTGGTGCTTCTTGGATGGGTTGCTCAACCTCAATAGGTTTACTTGCTTGGTATTCATCCCAATATCTACTCAACCGCTTCATCATATCTGCAACGCAATTACTACACCAGGAGGTCAGTATAAACCCACCATCTAAGTATCTGCGATAAATCTGCTCATAACCCACCAAGATATGCAAAGGTAGATTCTTCATAAACCCAACCTTAACGCACTCAAAGTTGTAGATATTGTCTTGAATAAACTTTTCATCTTCTTGTGTCATAGTTATTTATTATAGGTTTCGTTGTAGTAATTTTCACTGTCCTCATTGGTAAAAGGATAATCAGCTAAAGCGTTACAAGCATCTATTATCTGCTGCTTTTCCATTGCTTTGGCTTGTTCTATGTCAATATCTTTCAAAACTCCTTGCCATTGATGATACCTCATTACTAAAAACTCTACTGCTGTTTGTTGTGCCATAGTTTATCTGTTTTGATTTTTAAGGTGATTTACTACTACATTTTAAGATTTGTTAAACTAAATGATACCAAACATTGCATCTTGTTTCCTTTCCTCTGCTTTCTTCTTTCTTTGTGCATTCTCACACATTTTGCAGTACACCGCCATTCGGTCTGTTCTTGCAGTTGACTTGCTAAATAACTTCTTCTCCTTGTAGGTTTGACACTTTGGGCAGATTTTACCTTCCATAATTATTTTTTAAAAAATCTTAAATTTGTTGTGTTTCTCTTTCTTCCGTTTAACATATCTGATAAATGACCTTTGGTTATGTTATTCAGTTTCGCTGCTTCTTTTAAACTTTCATAAACTACATTTGTAATACTATCAATTACCTTTTTGTATGGTCTTGTAACTTTTATTAACCCACAATCATATGCGTGTTTAGTGTTTTCAGAACGAGTAACCCATTCAAGATTTTCTAAATGATTATCATATTTTATGCCATTAATATGATTAACTTCTGTTTTATTGTTAGGATTTGGTATAAAATATTGAGCAAGCAATCTGTGCTGCTTTATCAATTTCTTTTGCCCATTTTCTGAAATTCTTGCAATAAAATACCCTGCTGTATCTTTATGCCATTTAAGATAATTATTTGTTTTCCGATTATATAATGTTCCATCAGAAAAAATTGTAAAGTTCGTTGATATGTCTGCTTGGCTTTGCATAATTAAGATTTTTTGAAAAAGATATTCATCATTAAGTTACGAAATAAAGGAGCAGCAACACCTGAAACAGATGCAACCAATATACAATTAAGTATAAATACTGGGACTAAGTAAAGAATGATAGCAACGTAGAACGATAGGCAAAGGCTACAATTGAATGGCTTAAAGTTTATTTTCAATTTCTCAGGTAACCTTGCCATATCTATAAAATAAAAGAC